CCGTCGGGCGTTGGCCTGCGGTGGTGCCTTGGGTTTGGCTCATGGTGGATTCCTTGGGTTGGTTTGTGGTTGGTTCGGTGTGTATGCGTGGCTTGCCGGTCAGATACCCAGCGCGGCGCGCACTTGCGCCAGCCGGTCGATGCCGTTCACCACTTCGATGAAGTTCACCGCGTCAATCTCCAGCTTCGCCTGGCCATTGATGGACAGCTTGTAGTAGCTGAGTGCAGCCTTGAGTTTGATTTCCGTCTTGTCGCCGGCCTTGGCCTTGCCGGGGTCGATTTCGGTGAAGCGGCCACGCATCACGACTTCCAGCGTGTCCACGCCTTCGCTGTCGTCGCCCTGCAGTGCGCCCGCGAAGCGCAGCAGCACGCCGTCGTGGCGCAGCGTGCCCCAGGTGTCGAACAGTTCTTTCATGTAGCCGGCGGCCGTCAGCTCGGCTTCCATGCCTTCCATGCCGAAGTCGAGCTTCACGGGGGCATTCATGCCGCCAGAGCGGTAATCCTCCATCTTGCGGGTGAGCTTGGGCAGGCCGATTTCGGGCATTTCACCGACGTAGGAGGTGCCCTCCATGAAGAGGGCAAAGTTCTTGAGAGAGCGGGGCAGTCCCATGGTGTTTCTCCTGTAGGTGGGTTACTGGCCGGTGCCCACGCGCGTGGCGAAGTCGGCGAAGTAGCGGTCGGTGATGCGCTGGCGGAAGTTCAGGTCTTCCAGCGGCGGCACGGGCGTGTAGTCGTAGTCGAGCGTGAGCTTTCCGGCCTTGAGGGTGGCTGTTTCGTTCACCTCTTCGTCGTACCAAGCCTTGCCGTCGAGGATGTAGCCTGCGGTTTTCAGCTCGCGGAACTTGGCGTTGATGCCTTCGAGCATGTCTTTCACCAGGCTGGGGTGCAGCGGCTTGTCCACGGCCCACATGTGGCCCTCGGCCATGGTGTCGGCCAGCACCTGCGCGGTGCGCACGGCCGACTCGAAGCGGAACAGTTCGTCGGTGGCGCAGGTGCGCGAACCCCAGAAGCGGTAGCCGTTGCTCTGGATCAGCGTTGTGATGTTGGCGGCGTTCAGCAGGCCGGCGTCGGTGTCCGGGCTCTGCAGGTCCCAGTACACGTCGCGGCTGATGCCCATCACGCCCGACACGGGCACGTTGGAGAGCGTCTTGTGCCAGCCCTGTTCCTGGTCGATCTTGGCGCGCAGGCCCAGCGCGTAGGCTTCGGCCGATACGTCGGCCACGGCGGCGCTGTGCACGTCGAACGTCTTCCAGCCCGGCCAGATCAGCATCAGCTCGCGCTGGCCGAAGCGGTCTTTGTAGTCGATGGCCTCGCTCACGTCGTCGCCGATGGCGGCCGCGTAGGCAAAGCCCTTGAGCTTTGCGGCCACGCTGGCCAGCTCATCGGTGACTGCCTGGGTGGCCAAGCCGGGCGCGCCCAGGATGCGCGGTTTCACCTTGAGCACGGCCTGGGCCATGAGCAGCGCCTGCAGGCCGGTGTACTGCCCGGCCACGGTGGTGCCGATCACCTTCGCGGTCTGGTCGGCGAGCTTTTCCTCGGGGGTGGCGCCTTCGCCATCGGCCACGCGCACGATGACCAGCACCGGGCGGCATTGCTGCTTGATGGCCGTGAGCGCGGGCGCAAGCGTGCCCTTGGTGCCGGCCTTGCCGATGGCGGCGTCGATCTTCGTCACCAGCACGGGGCGGTTCAGGGGAAAGGCGGTGGCGTCGGCATCGCTGGCCGTCACGACCATGCCGATGACGGCCGTGGAAACGATCTTGAGGGCGTTGATGCCTTCGTTGACCTCGTTCACTCGTATGCCGTGATGGTAGGGGGTGCTTGTCGCCATGGTGTTGGGCTCCTGTTGTGCGCATCGCGCGAGATTCCCCCATGGTGCTTTTTTGCCCCCCCGAACTCCAGCGCGTGGCGCTGTGGCTGCGCCAGCAACAGAAAAAGCCCGCCCAGGTTTCCCCGGGCGGGCTTTGCAGGCGGGCTGTCGCCAGCGTTCAGGTGCGAAGCGATGGCGGCATCTGCATGCGCCGCTGTTCCGACAGGTAGGCCGCCTCGCAGTGGCCCGGTTGCCAGAAGAAAAGCCGGTCGATGGCGTTCGCCGTCCATCCCCAGTAGGGCTGGCCCTTGGCGCGCATGCGGTGCGCGCGGCTGGAGAGAGTTTCGTCCGGTTCGCCGGCAAGCAGCGCGTTCACGAACTGGTCCAGCGCAATCAGCAGGTTCAGCATCCAGTCCGTCACGGGCGTTCCTCCGGTAGCACGTGCGCGGCCAGGATGGCGTCGGCCCGCCCTTCGGCCAGCAGGCCCAGCGCCTGCAGCGCCAGAACACCCTCGACGGTGGCATCGTCGCCCAGGTCGATGAAGCTGGCCGCCGCCTGGTCGGCCAGCGTGGCGCGCAGCATGGCGGCCTGCTGGCGCTGGGCATCGCTCTGGTCCGCGCGGTCCACGGCGGCCCACTCGATGGCCGCGCGCTCGCCCAGCGTGAAGCGCTTGCGAAACGCCAGCACGCTCAGGCGGCGCGGCTGCTGCGGCACAGGCTCCGGCTCCACCGCGGCGGGCGGGACGAACTGCGCGCCGTCCCACCCCCAGCCGATGCCCACGCCCAGGGCCTGTTCCTGCGACGTGTCCAGGGGTTCGATGTGTTCCCAGTCGCCCGCGATCAGGGCAATGAATTCTTCGCTGGCGACGATGACGTTATGCACCGTGCCGCCCTTGATGAGTGCGTATTCCATGGCTTCCTCCCGCCTCATTCAAACCACCAGATGCGCACGAACCCGCTGCCGCCGTTGCCGCCGGCGGCACCCCATTGGGTGGTCTGGCTGTTCTGCGTACCGCCGCCACCCCCGCCTCCGGTGTTCGCCGCTGCATGGCCGCCCACGCTTGCATACCCGATGCCGCCGATTGCGCCGCCGCCGGCGCCGCCAGCGTTTGCATAGGAGGCACCTGGTCGGCCGCCACCACCACCGCCACCGCCGAATCCCTGCATCCCATCGCCCCCGGCGCCCACGCCAGCACCGTTGATGCTCTCGTTACACGATCCATAGCCTCCGCCTGTCGTGGCGGCGCTGACCAATGCCCCCGTGGCGCCAAACTTCGCGTTGCCTCCGGCGCCACCGCCGCCGCCGGCCTGGATGCTGCTGTTTCCGCCCATGCCGCCACTGCACCAGCCACTGCCTCCCGCACCGCCAAAGCTGCCGCCACCGCCGCCACCGCCCTCGATGTAGACATTGCCTATGGCCGTGGTGCCGCCTTTGGCACCGGGATAGCCCGGGCTCGACGCACTGTTGGCCGCACCGCCGGCACCACCGGCGCCGATGGTGATGGCAATGCCCGCCGTGCTTGCCGCCATGCCGATGCCCTGCAGCACCCGCCCACCGCCGCCCCCACCGCCGCTGCCGCCGCTGCCGCTAGCGCCCCCGCCCCCGCCGCCGCCGCCCACCCCCAGGAAATGGAACGCCCCGCCGTTCTTCACCATGGCCTGCGATGGGTAGAAAACACCGGAGGCGGTGAACTCGATCACGCGCAGCTTTTGGCCGGAGAACTCATACATCCGGTTCAGCAAGATATCCCTTGCCGCCCTGATTGCATCCAGCGTGATGACGTCCATCAGACTGCCCCTTCCGTCGCTTGCACCGATGCAAGCTCATCGTTTTGATAGGTGATGTCTTCGGTGCGCTTCCTGCCGTCGTATGTCGTCACGACCCTGGAGACGCGCCCGTTGCCGTCGTAGGTCACCACCGCAACGGCTTGCTTTCCGTCCACGGTTTGCGTGGCCTGCGCGATGCGGCCCAGCCCGTCGCGCACCAGGCTGACATTGCTGGGGCCGTTGGCCGGCCCCAGCCCCAGGTGGGGCGGCTTGAGCGTGACGGATGGGCCCTGCAGGCCATTGACCACGCCCACCTTGGTGTTGGACAGGAACGTAACCGTTGCGGACAGGTTCGCGGTGCCGGTCTGCAGCGCCGCGATGGCGGTGTTCAGTTCCTGCTGGCTGGCCTTGGTGCCCAGCGTTTGCGCCAGCGCGGCCAGGATGCCGTCCACGTCCCGCAGCGCCGCGCGCAGGCGCAGCACGTCGTCTTCCAGCTTGTTGTCCGGGTGCGGCAGCGCCATGCCGCCGGGGGTGCGATCGTCATGCATCACAGCACCACCGCGCGCAGGTTGGTCGCCCAGGGCCGGGCGTTGAAGCTGCCATGCACGGCCAGGCGCAGGCGCACGCCCGTGGCGTTGAGGTTCTGCAGCTCGTAGGTCAGCTCCATCACGCCGGCGGTCATCGGGCTCGATGACAGGTAGGGCACGTCCACCCACGGCGCGCCTGCAGCGTCGGTTTTGGCCTGCACCAGCAGCGAGGCGCCGCCGGGCAGGAAGGCGTCCAGCGTCACGCGCACCTTTGCGTTGGCGCCCGCGGTCAGCATGGGGGAGATGTAGTCGCCGTCGTTTTTGACCGAACCCGCCACAAGCTGGATGCCGGGCTCAAGCACGGCGGCGAAGCGCGTGTCGCCGCGCAGCCGGGCCTTGACGTTCACCGGGCCGCTGTAGCGCGCCGGCAGGTTGACGA